ATAACCCGCGTTAACTCAGCGCACAGAGTTAGGTAATTGCTAACACCTTAATAGCACAGTGCATTGGATCTACTGCAAGGCTTCATTATAGGAGCGACTTGAGAAATCACAAAGGTGGGAACGTTAACCCATCTAGATAGAAAAATACGTAAACAACATAGGTATGTTCAGCCCGGTGACTCTTGTGGTGAGAGTTGACCGGGCACCTTACTTGCTTAATGGGCCCCAAGCATGACCGATTAAACTAAATCTTTCGCCCCGAGTAACTTCACTTACTAAGTGTGAATATTTTGCATGAAAAAATACTCCGGTGCCTAAAGTTCTAGGATATCTTTTATTACCTACCCATAAGTTTCCACCTTCATAATCATTTTCATCACTTAATTGAATGATTAAATTTATCTTGCGCTCAACCTCACCTGAATCAGATAATAATATATCGTTGTGCAAACCAAATTTGTCGCTCACTCCGTAGGCTTTTAATTCATATGGTTCCAAGAAAGTAATGTCAGCTTTTGTTTCTACGATATATTGTTTCCACGCATAATCAAGTGCAGAATAAATGGGTGCATTATGTTCAAACACTAAACATGTAAAGAATGATGCTTGCACATATTCGGACTTACTACCGCGTCTGTGCCATCCAGAGTATTCCGAACGCACTGCAAATTTTTTTAATTCCTCAGCCATTTCTTTGTTAATGAGGTTAGGAACTACTGCAACATCTAAGTACCCAGCTGAACTGCTGGGTTTATCTCTAACAGGTAAGTACATGATGTATTTATGAGTATATAAATAGAAGCATGATAAACATAATAGTTCCGATGGCCGGAGAAGGAAAAAGATTTAAAGACGCAGGCTACACCTTACCTAAACCTTTAATAGATATTGGTGGTAAGCCTATGATTGTTCGTGCGTTAGAAAGTTTAGATATAGAAGGTAAATACCACTTTATTGTACGTAACGACCAATATTTAAATGATACGTTACTTGCTATTGATTCAGTAAAACCACAATCTGATTTTTATTTTGTACAACATACAACTAGTGGTGCCGCAGTATCAGCATTATTTTTTGAAAACATTATTGACCATGAAGAAGAATTAGTCATTGTTAATTGTGACCAAATTATGAACTGGAATTCAGAAAATGTGTTACAATCATTAAGTAAGTATGACGGTGGTGTGGTCACTATTAGAAGCAATGATCCAAAACATAGCTATGTAAAAATGATCGGAGAATATGCGTCTTTGTTTAAAGAAAAAGAAGTTATCAGTACACGTGCTTTGACTGGAATACATTACTGGAATAGAGCAAAATACTTTTTCACTAGTGCAAATAAAATGATTAAACTAAATCAAAGAAGTGCTAATGGAGAATTTTACATTGCCCCTACATATAACTTCTTAATAGAAGACGGTTTGGATATAGGTAATTACTTAATTAAAGAAGATGAAATTAGTTTTGTGGGTACCCCTGATGATTTGAGGATATATAATGAAAGTAGGTAAATTATCTAGTTTTAATCGCGGATGGATTATAGGAGATTTTGAAAATAGTCTATTGCGAACAAAAGATTTTGAAGTGTGTATAAGAGTTCACCCTAAAGGGGAAGTATACGGGGCACACTATCATAAACTAATTACAGAATACAACGTACTAGTGTCAGGAAAAATGACAATGTGTGGTGTAGAGTTAAATGCAGGTGATACGTTTATAGTAGAGCCAAATGAAGTTGCCGACCCAGTATTTTTAGAAGACTGCACCGTTGTGTGTGTTAAAACACCTAGTATAACTGATGACAAATATCTTGTATGAAATTGTATTTGTTTGATGTTGATGGCGTATTATGTGACACTGGATGTAAAATTGATCCAGAGTTCCAGTCATGGTTTATTGATTGGAGTAAAGATAAACAATACGCATTGATAACAGGTGGGGAACGAACAAGCACACTAGCCCAGATAGGACATACCATAGTAGATAATTCATATATGTCTTTTCATTGCATGGGTAATCACATCTTTATCAAAGATAGAGACTACAAAATAAATCAGTTTGACTTATCAGAAAATGAAATCGCCTGGCTAGAAGAATTTGTTAGAAAAAGTGGGTGTAGGATTAAAACAGGTAATCACATCGAGATAAGAACTGGTAGCGTAAATTTTTCAGTTGCTGGCAGAAATGCAACATTAGCACAAAAGAAACAATATCTAGCTTGGGATGGAATTTCAAATGAACGTACAGTACTAATAGACCAATTTACTACTACATTCCCGCACTATGAAGCATTCATTGGTGGTAATGCAAGCATTGATATATGCCTACTTGGAGCAAACAAAGGCAAATGTGTAGACTATTTAGGAATGAACCGTCACTTTAATATAGAGTTCTTTGGAGATAAATGCTTTAAAGGTGGGATTGATTATCCATTGTATCACAACAGAGAGAATAGCCATTACATTAAGAATGGCTACAAAGGTACATGGGATATCCTCAGACAAATATGATATACATTGCACATAGAGGGTTAACAACTGGTCCTGATGTTAACTTAGAGAATAGACCGCAACAGATTGAAATGTCATTACGTAGAGGATACCATTGTGAGATTGATGTTTGGTACATAAATGATAAATGGTTCTTAGGACATGATTTTGCTGACTATCAAGTACCATACGAGTTCTTAGAACAACCTAATTTATGGATTCATGCAAAGAACCTAGATGCATTGTATGTTATGGGTGCAGATAAAAAACTAAACTTCTTTTGGCATGAAAGTGATAGTTGTGTATTGACTAGTCAAGGTTACATATGGACGCAGCCTGGCAAACCATTAACACTAAACAGTATTATGGTTATGCCTGAATACATAGATAAAACAGTACAAAACGTGTTGAATGTAGAATGTTTAGGTATATGTAGTGACTATGTAGAAAAAATTAAAGAGTTACGATGCGATTAATTGGATGCGGTGATAGCTGGTGTTGGGGAGCAGAGTTAGTAGATCCTAACGAAGAACCTATACCTATTATGAATCTACCTGGTGGTGGCTTTGAAAGACAGTTAAAACCTATTAATATAAAATATAGATTAAAGAATAGATACCTGAATTTATTTGCTGATAAAATAGGTGCAACAGACATAGTTGATTTAAGCAAACCAAGCAGAAGCAATGATGCTATTGTTAGGACACTTGTTGAATACCTTGCCAATGAAGGTTATACTACAGGACGTGACACTAGTGAATTGTTTATTACAATAGGATGGTCTAGTCCCGAACGTAGAGAGTTCTATTATAAAAAACAATGGGGTAGTGATAACTGGATGGAGTTTGGCCCATGGAGTATGGATCAAGATCACGGTGATAAAGACATTGACAACTTTATGCGATTATACTTTGATAACTTCTGGAATGAGGGAGAGTTTTTACATCGTTGGATAACCCAGATATGGCAAACAGAATTAATGTTGAAGTCATTAAAGATAAAATATGTGATGCACCAAGCATTTTATCACCATCATACACAAATGATTAATCAATGGGATGACAAAGAGTACAAAAAGAAATTTACTGTCATTACTGAATCAGATAAACGTTTGTGGGACAGTATAGACAAATTAAAGTTTATGCATAAAGATCATCCTGAGATAGGAACAATGCACCATTATATATTGTCACAAGTAAACAACGACCACAAGAAAGTGTTTGAGGTCTTTCATCCTAACAGTCATGGTCATAAATTGTGGGCAGACTATTTGTACAAGTACTGTACGGAGAACAATTTATTATGATGAATAATATCGCAGTTGTATTAAGAGGTCACTATAGAACTTGGGGATATGTGCATCCTGCTGTATTTGATTTCTATGACAAGATTGCAAAGAACGTTGATTACTATGTAGTCACATGGAGATATGATGGTCAGTTCACTAACCAGTTTACGAAACCTTTTGAAAAATACAATAAAAATCTTGTTAAGTTTTTAACAGTTCATCCTGATGACACATATTATACTAGTTATTTGGGACCTAGTTATTTGTCGTATCAAATAATACCCGATATTTTATCTAATCACTATAAAAACAAATATGATTTTGTGTTCAACACTAGACCTGATATCATCTACAGAATACGCCCGAAAAAATCATTAACGTTGAAAGAAGATATCTTTTACACCACTGATTATGTTTGTCAACCAGATGGAAGAAATGATACATATCATATTGGAGTAGAGGATCATTTGTTTGCGAGTTCATTTGATGTTCATTCAATAATGAATATGCGACACAATGAAATTGAAACCATGGGCTGTCATAATCAGATACTATATCGGGCAACAGAGTATGGTATAAAGACAGCGGCAATGCATAATGTACAGGCGCACATTGTTAGACCTACTGCATTTGAAATGTGCCCTGATTCTTTGAATTACTTTAATGGGAATTATTTTTCATATTCTATGGACTGGTTTAACACAAACAAAGAAGATAAATTAAGATTGATACAAAAGTATTCAATCCCTGAACAAGATTACATCACCAATTCAATACTAGCCAAAATTTGACAAATAAACCATAGTGTTGTATAATTAGTCAATTAGGAGAATAATATGCCTTGGATTCAAAACGTAGCACTAAGCGATATCAAAAAGGGTTTTCACATCAACCCGGGTGATAATGCTATGCTTATTCAAATCGTTGACTGTGGCATGGAGTTCCCTGAGCCAATGTACAAGTTTAAGCATATAGCACAGTTTGAGTTTTTGGATTTGGAGAAGGATGATTTTGCCCTCGAAGAAGAAATGAAAATCACTGACCATCAAGCAAAGAGTTTGGTAATACTGCTAAAGCAAGCATTATTAAACCGCATGAACGTGATTGTTCATTGTGTTGCAGGTGTGTGTCGTAGCGGCGCAGTTTGTGAAATTGGCGTAATGATGGGCTTTGATGACACCGAAGTGTTTCGCAGTCCTAACTTGTTAGTTAAACATAAAATGATGAAAGTGTTGGGGTGGACGTATGATGAAAACGAACCTCACACAATTAATGGAATCGCACTTGAATCCGGACTTGTCATCCCCAAACGTGATCCGGAACAACTTGGTGACACTTAATTCTATGAGATCATTACGTTGGCAAATTGTGAGTGACGATCAGGTGTGGTTCTACCCACCTGATGTATCACTAAGTACGGTTAAGTTGAATTCTACAATTTACCCTGAAAGACCCTATGAAAGTTGTTTATTTTTTGCGAATGGTGAAAGCGATGTGGTAAACCGATACCAAACAGAAGAAGAAGCCTTAGCCGGGCATGTTGAATTAGAAAAGAAGTATGGATTAAAAAGATGTACAAAATTAAAGATTTAGAATTTATTGACTTGATGGAAGCAATGGCACATGCCAAGTCAATTAACGAGTTTGTGACTATCAAAGGTCCAGACTTTGAAGTGTGCGGTAAGTTTGGTGTAGACTCCGTTGCTAATGGTAAATGCCCTGATGGTGTTGCTTACGATTGGAACAAGGCAAGTCGAATTGGTAGAGTACAAAAGGAGAGAGTATAATGCAAATATCAAGAGCAGAACAAAGTGTTATCAAACACAACCTAGACCAGTACCGATTAGAACAAATTCGTTTAGAAAAACAACGAACTGAGGATTACAGTAAAAAGGTTGAAGAACGAAGATTTGACCAAGTTATTGCAGAACGAGTACGTAGAAACATTCGTTTAGATTTAGACAAAGGTCGAAATATCGACATAGAATGTTAGGAGTTTATAATGCCAGCAGTATTTTTAACTAGTGACACCCACTTCGGTCATGCTGGAGTGTGTAAGTTTGTAGAGAAAGATGGAGTAACAAAGGTTCGTCCGTGGACTGATTCAGACGAGATGGATGAAGAAATGATTAGACGTTGGAACGAGACCGTTCGTCCAAACGACAAAGTATATCACTTAGGTGATGTAGTTATCAATCGTAAGCACTTAAAAACATTAGGTCGTTTAAATGGTGACAAAGTGTTAATTCGTGGTAACCATGATATCTTCCGTGATGACGAGTACCGAGAACATTTCCGAGAATTACGTGCTTACCACGTTATGAACGGAATGATTTTAAGTCACATCCCGTTACACCCGGAGTCGTTAGGTCGTTTTGGTACTAACATTCACGGGCACTTACATAGTAACCGAGTAAAGAAAATTATCGGTGTTGATGTGAGTACCGGTGAGTTTAAGTATAGCACAGAAAATGATGTTCGCTATCATTGTGTATGTGTTGAACAAACAGACTTCACTCCTATCTTATTAGAAGATGTGTATAAGCGCATCGAGGCTGAAGGTGGCACAGTTGGGTTTAACCCTAACGCATACGGAAACGGTTCAGCAATGTAAATAGGGACTTCGGTCCCTATTTTTTTGGTCTATCATTATACCAAGGTATAAGTTCACGTTGAGCATTTAGATAATTAATATAACTTTGTCTTATGTTTTCAATGATAGGTTTTGCTGTAAGTTCCGATAATTGATTAAGCACTTTGTCCATGTCATGGAATATATCCTGCATTCTAATTTTACAAAACTTATCAGTAACACTATCCGGTAATATATCAGCTTCATTGTAGGGGTAGATATAACTGGATTCATGACTTTTGGATAGATATATATCTATGATTTTATCCTGAGATAGTGTCTGCTTTTCAATCGGCATGTTTTTGTAATACATATACAAACTCTGTCTTCCATACATAGAAGGGTCTATTGTTATTAAAATAATTTTTAAATCAGAAGATTTTTCTATGAATCCTAAATTAGGAGCTTCATGCATATTGCATACATTTACATTTCTATGATAAATTGTATCTACGGGCGAACCTCTATCAAATCTATTCATTAAAAAATCAGAACTGGTTATGAGTTGCGACACAATAGAACGTATAAAATGCCCACCAGTACCTGATGCATAGTATACTAGATATTTCATTTTGGCATTTCATTTACTACTAAATGAATTCTGTCTTCCTTACCTCCATTAAACACCCAATGTAGGTTTGTTGTGTCGGCTCTATACCAATGATTGTCTTTTGGTACATGATATGTTGTTCCAACAATAGGTAAATCACAATTGTCTGCCGCAGTAGGAGTAGATACAAATCCAAAGTGTGCATATATGTTTGTTTTTAAAACAAGATGATATCTAACTTCGGAATCTTGATGAATGGTAAGACTTGTTTTTGGGTCCATTTTCATAAATCTGATTCTACTTGTTTTTATTCCTAATATGTTTTCTAAGCGTTCTATTTCTTGACGAACGTAATAACTAGAATCAATACACCAGTTAACAAATTCTTTTTCAGCACCAAAGTCTCTACCAGTCAAACTTCCTATACCGTCAAACCAAGTTTGTTCTGACCCAGTTCGGTACTTCAAACTAATTTGATTTCTAAGTGGCCACTGAACATTTGTTTTTTCTAAGTCTAAAAGGACTTTGTCAGCGTCACTAACTATATCTAATTTCTTTAATAACATATATACTTTTCAATTATAGGATTGTCTAAACTGTATTTATAAGACATGATGTTTAACTCTTGTCGTATTGGTTCAAATGCTTTGACGGTTTCAAAGAATCTATTAAGATTAAATTTCCACTTTGTTTGCGGGATATGGTAAAATGTTTCTATCTTAACAAAATCAACTATTTTTTGTTTTGCTAATAACTGCAATGCTTTATGTGTTCTATGCATCTTTCCACTAGCATCGTGTGTGGTATGGCTTGTTGTGATATAGAAATTTTCATATCCTTGTTCCAATCCATCTAATATAATTTCAGGCATTAACGGGGCCCAGACTAAATTTGTCATGTGCGTTTTACTAAGACCCTTGATTATACCTCTAAATCTAGGTAAAGCGGCAGCCCTAAATCCAACTCGCAAGTCATTTGAGTTAAAACTATGACTACCAGATACAGACGCTATCTCTCCGTCTATTAAAGTAGCAAAGAATGTAGGTACCTCATCCAAGTCATACTTACCATTAAACTTCATAGCACTTAAACTTGAGTTATTACTAAAACCCAAAGTACCACATTCATTACAAAATTTTTCAAGTAACTCAGTGTGTGCTTCATTTAATTTTATAACTTTTATTTCCACTTAATGTTTTCCTTTAGGAATTATCTTACCACCAGCACTTACTCTACCCGTGTAGTAATAAAGTCCACTCTCATATCTAAAACAATCACCAGTCTTAGACCATCCTTCTACATTAACAATGTCACCTCGGACTAACAATTCATCATTGACAATTTCTACGTCACAGCATGTTACAGATCCTGCAATAACTCCGTTGTCTAGTATTGATAAATCGTCAGCGTAGTCAAATGAATGATAAATCACCGGTGGACCTGCTTCAGTCAATCCATATATAGTCATAACTTTTCTATTGGGAGCAATCCAAAACTCTACATGATTCCTTGAAACACAGTCACTGCCTATCCAAACAAGTCTTAGATTGGGTAATGTTGGCTTGTCGTGATTTTTCATCAATATATCAGTCATCATAGGTATCACGTGTGTTACTGTTATGTTATGAGTATCTAAAAACTTTAATATATTAAAAGGATTGAAAGGTTCTATGATGATAGAACTACCTGTAAACAATCCCCCTAACGTCTGGCAAGTTAAGCCGGCAGTGTGATTCATTGAGCACACTGTTAATATTCTGTCATTTGCAGTTATGTTACTGGAGTTTATTACATTTTTGATATTAGCCATTAACATTCGTTCTGGTATTACGATTGGCTTTCTGACCCCTGTACTTCCACTGCTATATAAAATTAAATTAAAACCTTTAGGTAGAACATCAGGGATGATTGCTAGTTCTCTGCCTTCTTTTGGTAAAACAATTATAGGTTTTTTTAAGTAAGATGCATTGATAAAATCAAACAACACATCTATCCCTGTTTCATCACAAACTAAGTTGTACTTCCTAGACAAACTCTTTTCTATTAGGTCAGAGTATGTCATTTCATTGATTGCTAGTTTATTTGGGAATTTTTCTGCAACTTGTTTAAGCGATATATAAAACATACGAATATTTATTTGCTATAGTATGGATATATTTTTTATGAGTTTTAGAGAGTCCAATGCCGAAGAGAATTGGCTAAGGACAAAAGAATTGCATCCCAAAGCAATTAGATTGCACGGCATCCAAGGGATAGACCAAATTCATTTATTGTGTAATCAATTATCAAAAACAGAATTCTTTTGGACAATTGATGGAGATAATTATCTAACCAAACCATTAACGTTTAACTACAATGATATTTTTGCCGACCTAGTTATGTTTCAAACATACGATCCATTACATGATAATACAACATTATTAGGTGGGTTAAAGTTGTGGAGAACAAACAAGTTTATCAATACAGATATGAGTAAGGGTGACTTCACCTTAAACGCTACAAAGGATAAACAAATTATTGAAGAAACATTGTCAGAGTCCCGATACAATTCAAGCCCATTCGATGCATGGAAGACTAGTTTTCGTCATTGTGTTAAATGCATGACTGTGATATTTCGTAATAGATCCGGTGCAAAGAATATAGACCATTATATCAATCAATGGAAAAAGTGCGGAGAGATTGATAAACTGAATAGTGAGTGGGCATATAAGGGCTACTTAGACGCTAAAGAGTACAGCGAGAAATACGACAATCAATTAGACGAGTTATATAAAATAAACAACTATGATTGGTTAGAAAGTTATTTTAATGAAAAACATTCGTGAACGGTTAAAGAATAGTGATGTAAGTTATACAGACATATCAGTATTCATACCCGATGTGATGAATGCTATGTTCAACGAGAAAGCAGCCGGTGTTTTAACCTTATGGGAGATACGATCAGCCTTTCGTGTTAAAATGATGCAAAGTAAAGCCTGGTTGATACAGAAATTCTTAGCTGAAAACATAGACAAAAACAAACAAATATTAATTGTAGGTGGTTGGTTAGGATTTACTAGTTGGGTATTGTTTAAAAATGGCTACAATAACATAACTGAAATTGACATTGACAGCAGACTACATGAATTTTCAACTCACTTGAATAGATTTAATCATAGCTTCAATCACATAGTAACCAACATCAACGATATAAAGACAGATGCTTATGATGTAATCATTAACACAAGTTGTGAACATATTCTAGATAGTGAATGGTTTGATGATATTAAACAAGGTACAGTACTAGTGTTACAGAGTAATAACATAGACGTTCCTGACCATATAAACAAGTGCTATTCAATAGATGAAATGATAAGCAAGTATCCTATGAATAATCACTATTCAGGGGAAGTAGATTACAATGATGGGACTTCTAGGTTTATGTTGATTGGTACAAAGTAATCAATAGGTATTGCTTTGACTTGCGGTAGTGTTCATTAATTGTTTGAGTTTGTCGCCCCAAACAATTACATCTTCAATATTTTTAAAACTAGTTTTATTGTTGAAGTAATCAACATCAAAAATTAACTGAGGACATTCTTCCCAACCATAACTTCTGAGTCTAGGCTCTATTTTAACTGGATACATTTTTTGTTTTAAGAATGCTGATGTGAGTGCAGTTTGTTCATTTGGTTTAGCGTGTTCAATTTGTAATTGCATAAATCGATACGCTGATTCAAAGCTATTTGCTACATTGCTTCCTATAC